GATTTGCGCAGGGTCGCCGGAGATTTTCGCGGTCAGACGAATGATCTGCCCCTCGCTGACGGCGATCTCGGCGTAGGAGAAGTTGACGCCGGTCGTCTCGACCGCCGTCGTTTTGTGGATGAATTTTTCAGCGGTGAACATCGGGCTCTGCGCTTCAAAGATCGTCAGCTTGTCCAAGGTCTCTGCGAGGGCGGCATCCCCCGCAGCGCGCGCGATAGCCTCCGCGTCCAGCGCGGTGACATCGGCCTTCGTCGCCAGCCCGCTGCCGCCGATGCGAACCCAGCGCGCCCAAGCGTCGTTCCAGGCGTAGCGCCCGGCATTGGCGACGCTCGATCCGTCATAGCCCGTGACGCTGGCGGCGGCATGCGTGCCGATGTCAGCGTCGAGAACCTCGCCGCCCTGCCCGTCGAAGTCGCCGGTCTCGGCGAACAGATCCGACCAGGTCGCCGCGATCCGCGCGCCGGTGGTGACCAGCCCCTCGGCCTGGGCGATCCGATCGGCCACGGCGCCGGTGGCGGCGAGCTGGGCCGCGACGTTGGGCATCGCGACGCGGACGGTCGAGCCGTCGCGGTTGGCGATCAGTTCGTCGGCCAGCGAAGCGGGCGTGAGGAATGGAGTGGTGACGCCGTTGTCGGCCATGGGTCGCTCCTAGATCGCGATGACGGAGAACGGGCCGGAGACCGGACCCGGAACGCCCGCAAGATCCTGCGGTTCCAGGTAGACGTCCCACGCGCCCGAGGGGATGCAGCGGCCGGTCTCGCGGTAGAGGATGACGTCGTCGACCGAGCCGTCGAAGTCCGAACTGGCCAGCAGCTCGAAGGCGTCGTTGCCGGCGGCCGCGACGATGGCGTCGAGCACGAGCCCGTCGGCCGAGATCGCGGCGCCCGCCTGCGCGGTCCCGCCGGCCAGCCGGGGCGTGACGTCGCCGGCGGTGCGGCCGGAGACGGTGACGGCGATGCGGTAGGTGACGCCGTCGACCAGCCCATCCGCTTGGGAGATCGCGTCGGCCGCGCCGGGCGTGTGCGTGGCCATCCCGCCGCCGACCGCCCAGCTGCTTCCCAGCGTCCAGCCGTCGGCGCTCACAAAATCGCCGCCCGTGAGACGGGTCCGGCGGGTGCCGTCGCCATGCACGTAGGTCAGCGTCGCGCCGGGCGACACGCCGAAGGGTTTTCCGACGGCATGGGTCTCGCGGGTGAGCGCGTCGCCGGCGGGGACGCGGTAGATCTGGATGCGCTCGGTGGCGGTGTCGGCGGTGGTGGCGAGCGTGATCCGGATGCAGCCGAGATCCCCGACCACCTCGATGGCGTCGTCGTCGAGCGCGCCGGGAATGGCGCTGTCCTTCGAGCCGATCGTGACCTCGACCGTAGCGGCCCAGGGGCCCTCGGTCCCGTCGACCGCCACCGCCAGCGCGCGTAGCTCCACCGCGTCGCCCTTCGAATAGCCCTCGATGGCGGCGCCTCCGGCGGCGATCGGCAGGGACAGCTCCGTCCAGTCGATGCCCGCCGCCAGCTTGTGCTGCAGGGTGTAGCTGGCGAGCAGAGCGGCTGAGCCGGTCCCCGGCGCGAGCAGCACCTCCAGCCCGTTCGCCGTGCCCGTCCCCTTCCGGCCAGTGAGGATCTCCACGAAGCGGGGCATGGGGGGCGCGATCTCGGCCGGGTCGATCTCCGCGCCGACGCGGCCGTTCCAGGCGGGGGGCTCGTAGGCGTCGATCAGCGTTTCGATCTCGGGGGCCGCGGCGACGAAGGAGAGGACCGAGGAGAAGTTCTCGCCAGCCTCGACGCCGCGGACGCGCAGCGCGAGGCTCTCGGTTCCGGCAACGCCGAAGTGGACCAGGTCGCCGACAGCCGGGATCTCGGTCCCGGCGGCGAGCCTGAGCAGGCGGGATGGCGAGGCGGGGGCCGTGACGCCCGCGATCACCGACTCGCCGATGCTGTCATCAGCGTCGGCGTAGACCCGGAAGCGGATGGCGTACGCGGTCTCCGGCTCGGTCTCGACCGGCTCGTCCAGCTCCACCAGCCGCCCTTCGACGGCGACCACGCGGGCCGCGAGCTGCACGCGGTCGAGCACGTCGAACGAGCCCATGACCAGGTCGCCCCGCGTCGCCACCCGCGCCACACCGTCCTGGATGGCGGTGAAGCGGTCGGGGCGGTGGATCAGCTCCAGCATCCGCCGCGTCGCCTCGGTCGCGATCTCGTCGGGGTCGGTCTTGCCGGGAAGCTCCAGCGACTCGGTCAGGGTGATCTCGCCCNCGTAGTCCGGCCAGCGCACCAGCCGCTCGGCNGNCGACCAGCCGTTGGTCTCGTCNNGNAAGCTCACCCGCATCGCNTGCGGCGGGTCGAAGTAGGGNCGCGACCACCCGAAGCCGGTGCTGTTGCGCGGGCTGATATGGTCNACGGCCAGCGTCTGCGGCCGGTCGATCACCACNCCCCANCNCATNCCNTCATGGCGAGGGCTCGCCCGGCCGGCGGCGCAGATGGCGCGNAGCATGTCNCCNAANCTCTCGGCCGCNTCNTGGGGNCNNTCGTATTTGAGCCCCTTCGCCGCGCACCAGTCGTGCCAGTCGGCCAGCTGCTCGAGGTCGATCCCCGCCTCGGANGCGGGGAACGGGCTGGCCGGACCGGTCAGCGCCGCGAGATAGGCCGAGGCCGGGTTGCGCGAGAGCCCGTCCGCCCAGGTCGCGCCGTCCCAGGCGGGCGCGTAGCGCTGGACGACCGCGTTGAAGTTCTCCAGCGCCCCGTTCAGCTGGTAGGTCGCCCGGACCCGCAGCGCGACCAGCGCCAGGGGCGTCGCCATGTTGATCGGGTATTCCGGGCGGATCGACTGGATCCCGGCCAGCGAGACGCGATCCGACGCCTGCGGGGTGGTGCTCTCGTCCGTCATCCGCGTGACTTCGATTTGCCAGCGGCCGCGATAGGGCAGGTCCCAGGCGTGCTGGCGGAAGAACGCCTCGCGCTTTTTGGCGGTGATCTCCAGCGTGACGACCTCGTCCCAGGCCCCGCTGGCCTCGGGGCGCTGGCGGATCCGGATCGAGACGGTGCGCGTGCGCAGGTCGCCGCCGGACGACGCGAAGAACAGTCCCGCCTGGAACGCGAACAGCACGTTGACCGAGGCCGCGTCGGAGGCGGTCCAGCGCACCACCGGCGTGGAAACCGCAGGGTCGCCCTCGATCACATCGCCGGCGTCGTCGCGCGGCAGCGGACGCACCAGCTCGACCCCGACCGCGTCCTCCAGCACCTGGCGGGGATAGAGCGACAGCGGATCGTCGCCCGCCACGCCCTCGCGGACCTCGATCTCGACGTCCTCGTAGTCGTCGAGCGGCGTGTCGCCGAGGCGNAAGTCGCTGAGATCGAGCCGCCCGTAGCCGAAGCAGAACAGGCCCCGGACATATTGCTGATCGCCGACGATCTCCGTGTAGGAGGGCGCCGCGAAGGGCGGCGCGTAGCGGTGGCGGCCGAGGATGAAGGGGATCGGCTCGTCCGGCCGCAGGCCGTTGCGCCAGCCCGACACGCTGTAGGTGCTGCGCGCCTGAGGCTGACCTTCGGGCGTCTGGGCCGGGATCAGGGCGTTGACCAGGAGCCCGCCGACCGCGGTCAGCAGGGTGGCGGCGACCAGCGTCGCCTGCGTCGCCGTCAGGCCGAGCGCGCCGCCGGCGAGGTAAGGCGCCAGGTACGGCGCGACCACGATGGCGGCGACGGCCACGGCGACCAGCAGCACCGCGCGCAGCGTGGGATCGTTGCCCGGAACGAGGCGGATCACCACCCGCGCGCCCAGGCGCGGCCGGAGGCGAGACCAGTGGCGATGGTCCGGCGCGGACATGCCCCGCTCGGTGACCAGCGTCACCCGCAGCCGGTGACGATCCTCCGCCGCGAGGCCCGGCAGGGCGAGGGCGACGATCTGCTCCACCGTCAGGCCGGCTGGAACCTGCAGGTCGCGACGCGCCTGGCCCGGGTCGAGCAGCGGCGCGGAGGTGACGGGGATCAGGTCGGTCATGCGGGCGCCTTCAAGAGGGCTTCCGCGTGCCGGAAAGCGCCTGCGAAGCGGGACCGCCAGCGAGGCTCCGACAATCGGGCGATGCGCGCCTGCGCCTCGCCGTCCATGTGCAGCATCAGGTTGACCGCGACCGCGACGCCGACATGGCTGCGCAGCCGCCCGCGCCGGAACAGGAGCAGGTCGAAGGGCAAAATGGCGTCCTCGACGGGTCGCCAGGGCCCGACCGCCTCCTCCCGATCAAGGAGCGCCGAGACCTCCGCCTGCTCGGCCGCGCCCACATAGTCCCCGGCATAGGACGGCAGCTCGATCCCGAGCTGCTCGGCATAGACCAGGCGCACCAGGCCGTAGCAGTCGCAGCCCGCCCGGGTCCGCCCGAGATCGGCATAGGGGAGGCCGAGATAGCGATCGCTCCAGCTCATCGGAACAGCCCCGGGAAACGGTCCTTGGTGAAGCGGTCCATGGGAACCAGCTCGTCCTCGATCGGCGCGCGGGACAGGGTCAGCGACACCTCGCCGGCATCGCCCTCGGCCGCGACGATCCGCAGGTCGCGCCATTCGGCCTCGACCAGGTCGGGCGAGGCGGCGAGCACCACCGCCATGTGGATCACGGGCCGGTCGGTGAAGGACCGCAGCAGCGCCGCGATGTCGTTGTCGACGTTCTCCAGCACCAGCGTCGCCGCCGCCGGCGCGTCCTCCTGGTCGCTGGGAAGCTCGGCCGAGACCAGCACGAACAGGAACGGCTCCATCACCGGGTTCGCGTCCAGCCAGGTCGAGCGGGTGCCGTAGCTCAGCGGATCGGTCGAGAGCCGCTCGGTCGGATCGGTGGAGAGCCGCACCGGCGCATCGAGCGAGGCATGTTCGATGGTGAAGAGCGCCACCTCGACCTCGGCCGAACTGGCCGCGTCCAGCGCCGTGCGGGCGTTCATGGAGACCCGCCTCATGGCATCACCCAGACGTCGAAGGATTTGCGGAAGGTCAGCGGCCGCACCAATGTCTCGACGGGCGGCGTCGCCCCGAAGAGGCAGATCCAGCGGGCGGCGAGCAGGACCGGGGCCCCGCCCGAGGTCAGCACCGGCGCGCCGTCGGCCGTCAGCAGCGGCCAGCCGTCGGTGACCGGGTCCGGCATCTCGAACGGCAGGGCGCCATAGCCGGCGGCCTCCTCGTGGAACTGGTCGAAGACCGCCTTCTGCGACCGGCTCAGATCGACCGTCAGAGACACGCTGCGCGCCACGCTCGACCAGCGACGCCGCCAACCCGGCGGGCCGGTCTCGGCCGATTTCCTGAGGCGCGGGTCCTCGATCCCTACCTGGTAGCCGTCGCGGTTGGGCCGAGGGAGGTCGGCTGGCCAGATCAGGGTCATCGCCGGGCTCCCCGCGGCTGGAGCCCATAGGACTGGCGCATCGTGCGCCGCGCGCCGCCGCCCGGCATGGTCAGGGAGTCGCCGACCGCGTCCGAGAGCACCAGCCGCGTGGTGCGCCGCCCGCCGGCCTCGGTGGTCTCCTCGACCTGCCCGGTGACCGGGGTGGACGACTGGTTGATGATCTGGATCACCGGGCGCTCGCTTCCCGCCTGCGCCGGCCTCGCCCAGGTGAGAGGATCGCGCAGCGCCGGCGCCATACCGGGATCGACGAGGCCGCCGCGGGCGAAGCGGCGGACATCGCCGCCCCGGTTGATCGCCTCGAGGACGGCACGGTTGCGGGCGGTCGCGGCGGCGTTCACCACGAACTCGCCATCGGAGAGCAGCGCCGGGATGCTGTCCGACGTCGCCGTCCCGGGGCCTGCGACGTGGCCGCCGCCGGCAAGGCCCTGGAGCGGATTGCCGGCGCCGAGATAGCTGACCTGCGTCCCGGCCGACGGCGATCCTGCGAAGGCGCTGGCGATGCCGGTGGCGAGCGCGCCAAGCAACCCGCCGCCGCCATCGCCGCCGGAACCGCCTCCAAGCAGCGCGTCGAACAGATCATTGAACGTCCGGTCCGCTGCGATCTGGGCGAAGCTCGCCAGCATGTCCGTGATCGCCTGGTCCGCCGTCTTCGCGCCGGTGAAGATGGCGCTGAACGCGCCGCCCATCGCGCTCTTCACGCCCTGCATGGTGTCGCTGAGCCGCTCGGCGGACTCCTTGATCTTGTCGATCGTGCTCTTCGCGCCCTTGTCGGCCTTCTTCCCCTTCCCGCCTTCGTCCCCGGCCGCGTCATCGATCTGCGCCAGCGCCTCGGCGACCTGGCCGAGCGACGCCGCGCCCTCCTCGCCCGTCTCCTTCAGCAGCGCCTTGAGCGCCGCGACGCTCTCCAGCGGCGCCGTCGCCAGCGCGGCCCAGCCCGCGGCGGAGGAGGCGAGCGAGTCGCTCAAACTCCCGGCGGCGGCTGCGGCCGTGCGCAGGCCGCTCGCCATCTCGCGCCCCAGCTCCGCCCCGAAGAGCCCGGTGAAGTCCGCCCAGCTGTCGGCGAGATCGGCGACGAGATCGAGGAACCCGACCCGCAAGGTCTGGAACGCGGCCTCGGCGCCGTCGGCGAAGGCGAAAGCCCCCCACTGCATCCGCCGCCAGACCTCTACAGCGAGGTCCTTCAGGAGCGACATCGCCTCGCCGAAGCCGCCTGCCGCGCGGACCAGGCGGGTGAACTGGTAGACCAGCTCGCCCGCGCCGACGATCAGCGCGCCAATGCCGGTGCGGATCAGCGCGCCGCGCAGGACGACCAGAGCCGTGGCAAGGCCACGGACCGAGAGCGCGGCGGCGGCCATGCCGGCCACCCAGCGGCCCGCGAGGAAGGCCGCGAAGGTCGCGGCATAGGTGGTCAGGCGGCCGATGTTGTCGAAGAGACCGCGGATCACGATGCCAAGCGGCCCGGTGCGGCTCGCCGCGGCCGCCATGGCGTTCGCGACCGCTTCCAGCGCAGGGGCTGCGGCGACCGCGAGCTGGTTCGACAGCCCGCGCCAGATCAGCCCCAGCCGGGAGATCGCATCGTTCGTCCGCTCGATCTGGTCGGCATCCTGCTCCGAGACCACGACCCCGAAGGCGAGAACGTCCTCGGTCGCCTGGCGCAGCGTCGCGGTGTCGATCCGCGACATCGCGATGGAGCCTTCCTCGCCGAAGAGTTGGCCCGCGACGGCGGCGCGTTCGGCCGCTGGCACGAAGCTTTCGATGGCCGCGTTGATGGCGCCGACCCGCTGATCCAGCGGCAGGGCGATCAACTCGTTGGCCGAGAGCCCGAGCCGCTCCAGAGCATCGGCGGCCGGCCCACTCCCGGTGGCCGCCTGGCTGAGGCGACGCGTCAGATCCTTCGTCGCCTGCTCGATGCCCGACATCGACACGCCCGCCAGCTCGCCCGCGCGCTCGAGGGTCTGGATCGAGGCCACCGTGGTGCCGAGCGACTGCGCGAGCTTGGCCTGCGCATCGACCGTCTGGAGGCCGGTGCGGATCATCGCCACGCCAGCAGCCGCAGCGGCGGCGACCGCAGCGGCAGCGGCAATCCGCACCCGGCGCGAGAAGGCCGCCAGCCGCGTGTTCGCCGCTTCCATCTCCCGGCTGAGCCGTCCGAACCCGCGCGCCCCGGCCTCGCCGACACCTTCCAGCTCGGCGCGCACCTGTCGGCCGCCGACCGCCGCAAGGCGGACGGAAACGCGCTTCTCAGCCATTGCCGTGATCCATCTGTTCGTTGAGTTTTGCCACCATCGCCGCCTCGATCACGGGCAGCAGCTCTGCCATGGCGAGCGGCGGCACGCCGAGCGCCTCACCGAGCGCGAGCGCCGCGCCCAGATCCCAGCCGATCACCGCGCCCGGCAGCACGCGGAGCTGGCCGCCCAGCCGGCCGGCGAGGTCCCAGACCTGCCACCCCTCGTAGGTGAGCGGCAGGTTCAGCCGTGCCGGGCAGTCCGGGCAGGCTTGCTCGCGGCCCTCGTAGGGTGCGCAGGCTTGGCAGTAGCGCTCGCCCCCGCCGAAGGACCATTCGGCGAGAGCGCGGAGACGTTTTTTTCCTGTTCCAGCAGCAGGCCCTTCGAGACGTAGGTCAGCTGGAACGCCTCGAAGATCGGCCAGACATCGAGCAGCGCGTCGATAGCCTCCGGGCTCGGATCGATGGCGTTGCCGTCCGCGTCGCCGATGCCCTCCCAGGCGAGCACCGCCCGTCGCGCCAGCGCCTTGGCGAAGGCGACCGCACGCTCCTCGTCGGAGGCGTCCTCGGGCACCGCTCCGACGGCCGGATCGCTGCGCGTCGCCACCATCAGCGCGGTGGTCAGAGGGCGCAGCTGCACCCGGACGCCAGGCCCGAGATCATGCCAGCGGGGCGCATTGGTCAGGTCGAGCGTCAGCATCCTCAGTACACCTCGATGTCGTTGATCAGGGTTGCCGTGCACATCCGCCCGACGACGCTGTCGCGCGCGGCCTGCCAGTCGAACGTCGCCTGCACGCCCTGCGGCCCGGAGATTTCGATCCGGGGCCGCGGCAGGTAGACGGCGTGCACGGTGAAGGTGAAGCTCTCGCCCGAGGGCAGGACGTAGCCGAATTCCATCTCGCAGGCCTCGCCGTTGATCGCCTGCGTCACCAGCGTCTGTTCGGCGAACCGGACCTCGATCCGGCCCGTCAGCGCGGCGATGGACGGGTCCGCGCCGTCGATCCGGCCGTCCGAACGGATGGTCTCGATCCGGTCGAGGTTGTTGGCATAGGTGATCTCGGCCGAGACCACGTTGCCGAGGGACGTGCCATTGCGGGTGATCGCGCCGTTGAAATGCCCGAAGCGCTTCAGCTCCAGCGCGGCTGGGGTTCCAGCGCTGGTCGTCGTGCCCACCGTCTCGCCCTGCGCCACCAGGCGGGCTGTCGCCGTCAGCAGGCCCGAGCGCTGCATCTGCCACGTGATCTGGTCGAGCACGCAGCCCGAGTACATCGCATAGCGCGGCACCTCGGGCATGCCGGTCTCGATCGACATGCTGGGCAGCGTCCAGGACCCCGACTGAAACTCGTGCGTCCAGGGGCCAGTGCCGGTCGTGGTTGGTCCGCCGAACGCCGCCTTCAGCCAGAACCCGAAAGCCTCCGCGTCGAGCGGCGCCACGACGTCGCCGTCGGCCGTGACCGCGTCCTTGATCGGCGCCAGCGGATCCCGGCCGTAGCCCAGCAGTTCCGAGTTCAGCAGCGGCTGCTCCGCCCCCAGCGATGTGCTGGCGAAGGGCATGCGGGTGAAGCCGCCCACCGGGGGCGTTCCATAGGTCGTCTCGAACGCAAGCGCCATCTGCGCCCGCGCCCCTTGGGCTCGTGCCATGGTAAATTCCCCCAGTTTTGACTATGTCCCGCGTCCAAGCGTGATGAGTGGAACGCACGGTGGCAGGCGTGCCGCCACGACGGAGATGAGGTCGCGACGAGCATAAATGGCTGACCAAAAGGCCCGGTTGAAACGTCAGTTCGAGGCGATTGCCCGTCGAGTGCCGGCACTTCGACGCATCATCGGATCTCTGTTGAACGGACGTCTTCGTATCATTCGGATCCCGCTGGCCTGCGCGTTGATCCTCGGCGGTGTTCTTGCCATTTTGCCGATATTCGGCGTGTGGATGCTGCCGCTCGGCCTCCTGCTGCTGGCGGTCGATATCCCACGCCTTCAGCCATTCGTGTCACGCGCCCTCATCCGCGTCCGGAGACGCATCGATGTCTGGCGGCATCGTGGTCTGTCGAAACGCAAACGCGACCAAGGTCCCTCAGACTAAAGGGTCTGCCGTCGAGTAGTGCAGCACGACCGGGATCACCGCGGCCTTCAGGCCGGCCGCACCCTCGACCGGCAGATCTACCGTGCGCGGGGCTTCGGCCTCGACCCAGTCGCAAAGCCCGCCCACCGTGCGGTCGGCGGCGACAGCCGTGCCGATGCTGGCGGTCAGCGTGTCGAAGTCAGCGTGACGGTTTGCGCCCTGAACGACCGCTTCGATCTCGGCCCGGTGCTGGTAGTGGTAGCGCAGCGGCGACAGCGTGACCTCCGGATCCCCGGGCTCGCCGTCGCGCAGGATCAATAGCCCCTCGGTCGGGATACGCTCGGGCAGCACCTCACCGCGCAGGGCGGTGGCGGGCAGCGCCGAGAGCCGCGCGTGCAGCGCGGCGAGGATGGTTTCACGGGGGGTGGGCATGGGCATGCGGACTCCGCATCAGACCTACGGGGTTCGGGAAAGCAGCATAATTTTCTGCCTTCATGGACCCCCTTCCGGCAGATCAGTTCTCCATCCCGAGGCTTTCGAGCGTCGCGCGATCCGGAGCGCCGGTCTCGGGAAGCCCCACGGACGCTTGGTAGGCTCTCATCGCCCTTTGAGACGCGGGACCCCACTGTCCATCAGGGGTGCCGGCATCAAATCCTCCGGCATTGAGCATGGTCTGGATCGCTCGATAATCGTCAGATGAGAGCGACAAGGTCGTCCAACCGCAGGCGGCGGCGACTTCCTCGAACGCATCCTGAGCCCCCGCAAGTTCGAACAGAGCATCGTGACGTTGCCCGTTCGACTCCACCAGTCGCACGAACAGCTGGTCGGCATCGTAGATCGTGCGGATGAAGGATTCCGCTTCACGTCCGAAGAGGCCCGCTCCCTTGCTGTTCGTCAGGCCACTCCACCTGGCCTGCCGTGCCGGCTCATCATCGATCCGGAGCGCCATTTCGAAGGAGTTCCTTCGAAAATCGCTCATCAGGAAGTCATCCTGCACGAAAATGAACGAGGTCTCCCCCTCAACGCAGCGCGCGATCAGGGTTATCAATCGCATGAAGTTGTTCGGCTCGTACTGCGAATAATTCAAAACTGTAATCTGAGGGCTATCGTCAACAGCCGCCCGTTCGGTTTCGATGACCCACCAGCCGGAAATTCGATGACCATCACTATGAGCCTGTTGGAAAGGTAGAATCGTGTAGTCGATCTCGGGGAACCGAGGATCCGCCCATGCCACGTCTTGGCTTTCTCCAGCCGGATCATCACTAGATTCCCCCACCGCGCCGATGGCGTCCTGGCGTGCCGGAGCCGAAACCTGCGCAATAGGGAACGCAATGCCATAGCGAGCCTGCAGATAGCCCATTTGCAACTGCGCGAGGGTCAGCTTCTCGGTTTCGAGCCGACCGAGCGCGAGGGCTTGAACAAGACCTCCTCCGCTGGCTGCCTCTCGTTCCGCTTCTGCAATGCGCTCTTGAGCAGCAGCCATCTCACCGAGGATTTGCTCGGCTCGAGCTTCGTCGGGTTGGACAACCGGCACGATGATCTCAACGGTCGCCGCTCCTGCCTCAGCGTTCATCCGATTTTCGATCAGGGTGCGCGCGAGAAGAAGCGCTTCGCGCCGTGCTTCGATCAGGCCGACGATGAGCCCCCCGTCGTATCTTGCAGCCACCTCTTCAACTTCGGCGATCTGCCTTTCGATCTGTGCCAGTTCGACTTCAAGGTTCCCTTCCTGAGCCAAGGTCGGCGTCGCCGCGGCAACAAGGATTGAAAGAAGAAGGGGCCTGAAGGACATGACGGACTCCGTTAAGAACACATATTGACCGCAAGGCTAACGGCGTGTTTTTCGAGCATCAAGCATACGCGAACGGTTAGAAGCGGGCCTTGCGTCAGAATCTGTCATCCACCCAATTCGCCACGATCAGCCCCGGCACGCTGTCCAAAGCCCGGTCCGCATCCCGCGCGAGGTCCAGCCGCTTCGGCAGTTTCACCTGCGGCACGAGCAGGAAGATCGGCGCGGTGACCTTTCCGCGACCGGTCTTCGAGCGCGACACCACGGCCTGGCCCTTCGTGTTCAGCCGCCCCTCGGCCACCAGCAGGCTGGGGCCAGTCCGGCGATAGACGAAGCTCAGGCGCAACCCCCGGCGGCGCTCCCATTCACCAGGGGTGATCCGGCCGCCACGGGTGGACTTGCCCGCTGCGGGCAGCGGGATCGCCAGCCAGAAGCCGCTTTTCGAGCGGATCAGCGGGCCGGTGTCATGCGCGCCGACGATGACCGGCGCCTTCGACCAGACCAGCGCTGCCGTGTCCAGGCTCTCGCCCGACCTTGGGAAGTTCTGGCTCCGGATCGAGTTGGCCAGCCGAGCGCCGAGACCTGCGCCAGTGATCTGGCCGCGCCATGCGGTCTTCAGCCCGGTCCCAGTTTCGCGCATGGCGGCGGTGACGGCCTTCTCGCCGGCCTTCACCTCGGCGGCCATGGCGGCGACGAGATCGGGCGTGATTTCGAGCTTGAGCTTCATCGCGGTCAGGCCGGACGCAGATCCACGGTCCAGACGAGCCGCTCGCGGTCGCGAACAGGCTCGCCCTGGATGAGGAAGGCGTCCCCGTCGATTTCCAGGCGGTCGCCCGGACGCGGGGCCGGAACATCTGCGACGCGCAGATCCATCCGGGTCGTTTCCGACCAGAGCCGCGCATCGCCGAAGTCGGTGATCGCATCAGCCTGCCGGGAGACGACGCGCACCAGCACGGGCGCGCCGCCCTCGGCGATGTAGACCGCCTCTCGCCCGATGTTCTGATCGGCGAACAGCAAGTCGACGGCGGCGGCGAAGGCGGACATCACGTCCGCCGGGCCGAGCGCAGCACCTGCGGGCGGGTGCAGATCGGCAGCGGGTTGCTTTCGATCTCGAGCCGCACCCATTCGTCGCGATCCCGGTCGGGGATCATGCGCGCATAGAGCGGAAGGCCCACGGTATTGACCGTCTCGAAGGTGTCGGCGGGGGCGTGGTAGATCTCGAACAGCCCCTCGACGCCTTCGGGATAGAAGTACGCCTTGTCGGTCGGCACGCCGAAGCCCAGCCCGCCCCGATAGCGGCGGAAGGTGATGCCGCCGAAGCTGACCTCCTCCCCGACCCTGCCCCGCAGATCAGCCGCGGCGGCGGTGTTGAGATACGTCTCCCGAACCTCCTTGTGGGCCACCAGGTCGGCGAAGAAGGCCGAGCCGCATTCCGCGCGCAACTGCACCTGACCTGCCGCCAGCCCGCCAAGGCTGTCCTCGACGCTTTCGATCATCGTCTGGCAGCGCTTGCGCAGCGCGCCCGACGCCGGGGCTGTGTTGTCGAGATCGAAGTCGACCTCCGTGGCGGGGGTGATGCCGAACTCGGTGTGGAAGTCGATGACCGTGACCCCGTCCTTCGGGTCCTTCACCACGCCCTGGATGCCGTTGAAGAGATGGAACTCGAAGGTGGCCTCGGCGTCATTGCGCAG